TACACCACCTAGGGTTTCTACCTAAGGGTTTCTACCTAAGGGTTTCTACCTAAGGGTTTCTACTACTGTACAAGCAGCCAGTACTGTTCATCCATCCACCAGGGTTTCCCCTACTGTACAAATAACCAGGTCTAGATGCGAATGATTCTCATTTGCGTTTAGAAGGGTGCGAATAGCAGATGCACCTTTTTCGATGTACTTGGAATTATGTTTGTCAGTGTTCTATCCTATTCATTCCCCTATACGTTCCTTATGTCATTCCCTACTGATTCACTTGGATTATGGCTATCCCTTTTCTTTTCGCTTAGGTTAGTTACTAACCCTATGCTTTCCAAGGGGCTATCCGTTCTATATCCCAGGCAATGCAAGTGTTGATACAAGATCAATAGGTTTTCAAAACCATGGCTAATATTCCCTTGCCCAGCACTCAATAGAATTTGCAGCTTAGGGTTATCTAGTTTCCTTCTAAACTGTATCGTGTCCACTTTTGGGGGGCGTGCCATTGTCTAACCCTGAAAACAATTAAATTAAAATAATTCTAGCATCTAAGGGTAAACACCTATAGTTTTTTTATTTTTTAACCCGATAATTACTTTACTTTCAAGTGAAAGTGTCAACTCTAAGGGCTTTAATATGAAAATCACTGAGCAAAAAAACGGCAACTACACAACATTCGAACGTGTTAGCCACAATGGTTATTACATCGTCAAACTGTACAAACGGGGCGAATTGGCCGATAAGATCATGACCGATACTTATCGGGCGGCAAGGGATTATTTGCGTTCTTTTAACCTTATCGCTAAAAACGGATAAGGGGCAAACAATGAAATATTTTGGCATAAACTATTTTTGCAATCACAAACACCATGCTGATGCAATTTGGGCAAATGATCGCTATGAGCTAGAAAAGCAAATTCTGACCATGCACCCTAATGCAACAGCTATTTATATTTGGCTTTTGTAAGGGGAAAACAATGAAAAACGAATTTTTAGACTATCTTTTAGCGATAATTTTGGGTTTGTCATTGTGTGCTGGTTTACTTGCATACTTTGACATTTTAGTTAAATAGTTCACAATTTTTAATAGGCGTTAAACATCATGGATAAGATCACACAATCAATCGAATCACTCAACAGGGCTAAAAACGGGGACTCATTAGCCAACTATCAGGCAATTTTGCAGGGTTTTGCAGAAAAGGGTATCCCTCATGCGGACATTATCCCTAGGGAAAACGTGTTCACCTATAACGCATGGTTAGCCCTTAATAGACAAGTTCGCAAGGGTGAAAAGGGCGTTAAAGTTGTCACATGGATACCCGCAAAGGACAAAAACAGCGAAAGTTCTTTTATGCTTTGTAGGCGTTCCACTGTTTTCCATGTGTCGCAAACTGACCCAATTCAGTAATTAGACTGTAAACCCTTAGTGATAGGGGTTTATGGCCTAGTGTCTCACTGGGGTTTTTTCAACATTTATAGGCGTTCACAATGACTAAACAACAAATTTTAGCCCTGCAATCAATCGGCAAGGGAATAATTGAAGCTGCAAATATTGACTCTATTGGTGCACCTAGTGGCGTTATTTATAGTGCTCTTATGTCTCACGGGGCAACATTTAATCAATTCCAGCAAATAATGAGCACGTTAGTGCGTCACGGGTTCTTATCGCATGATGATGATTCGAGCACTTACCATGCTACAGAAGCGGGTTTACAGTGGGCAAACAAGGTTTAAGGGGCTAAAAATGTTAACCATTTCATTACATCAAAAAACCGATAATGACGGATGGCAAACCATAAAATCATTGCCTATTGATAGTGTCCAATGGGGCAAATTTGATAGAAGCTGGATTGATACTCTGATGCAATCGGGTTCTATGGTTATCACAATCGGACACACAATGTACTCAATCGACAAAAACTAGGGTTTGTCCCTATTGCCTAGGGGTTTTGTGCCCCTAGAATCTTAATTTTTAACTGAATAGGCTTTCACAATGCAAACAACTCCAAACAATTTTCACTCTATGCGAGGCCATGTAGCAGATGGCTGCGTCATTCTTTCACCAAGTGGCAAACAATTTACCCTTAAAAACACTCTTAAAGGCTGGATAGTTTACGGGGCCGACAATTTGCCAATTTCAGGCCATTTACCCTCGGCCTATGATGTCGAATACTTTGTCGTCAATGGTTTACAAAACAGTTAAAAGGCTCACCATGTATAAAGAATCAGATATTGCATACGAAAAAGGCCAATTTTGGGTTTTAAACCTAGGCTCTAAGGGTTTTGAGGTTTACAAAAACGGCCTGACCCATTCCACACGATGCGCTGTTATCGGGTTTTCAGGTCAAAACGGCCTAGATCGTGCCATTGTTGAAATAGACAGACGATTAAACGCCTAATGCTTAGACTGATAACCCTTTAGATGGGGGTTATTGGCCTAGGTATTTCCCTAGGGTTCAATATTTTTTAAGGTCAACAAAATGCAAGCTATTCACACAAAATATATATCCGCTTCAAATGTCAAAGGCTCACGAATTAAAGCCACTTCTGACAGCAAATTGAGCGTGACCATTTCCTACCCTCACGAATTCTCAGGCCATTTGGTGCATTTTGAAGCTGTAAAGGCTTTGGTTGCTAAACATAAGCTCACATGGAATATTGACGAAATGTGCCATGGTGGTTCAAGTGATGGCAAGGGCTACACATTCGTTTTTTGTGATTCAAAGGTTTAAAAATGAGCAAATACATAATTACTCACGGCTCAATCGCTGCTGTTCAATATGTCACCTTACCCGATGGAAACAAGGTCATTGTGACCGATGCAAGGGATGGCTCAGAGATCGAATTGCCTAAATTGCCTTTAGAGGTTCAAGCGGCTGTCAATCGTCAATTTGTCACTATTTTTGCGCTTCCATACGATAGCCGCCAAGGTTTTATTGATAAATCAATTCCTTTTGATGTAGAGGTGACAGAATGACCTATTACGACAAGGAATTTTCTCATTTAGGCGACATTCAAGCCACTTTGCAGCTTAGAAACGAATCAGGGCAAACCCGTTGGATAACTGTTTCACCTGAGCAGATCAAGGCAATTTTAGAGATTTTGAACAAAACCGAGGTGACAGCATGAAACACGTTGAAATTTGGTTTGGCAATATGACACACGGGGCTTTTGAAATAGGACGGGACAATAATCCAATGGTCATTGTTAACAGTATTCAAGAAAAAGCAATTATGAGTCCCGTTGACGTTGAAGAATATATGCTGTCTGAGGGACACGATAGTTATTTAATACCCTCTGAATTTGACGGGGACATTGTATTTTCACAAGATTTTTTTAAAGGCTTATCAAATGACACAAATTGAAGCACTTACACAATGCCTGGTGTTGGCCTTAGTTGCCCCTGATGACCAAAAAGCACAAAAAGCAAGTGATCTAGCGGAACAAATAGCCCACGGTTTAACAGTAGATCAAGTTGAACAATGCAAAGCTGATGCCTTAGATTGTCTTGAAAGGGTAGGCGTGTGATCTATGCCTGCATTGCCCTAATTCTGCGAATACTCTCAGGCAAACGCTAAACCCATAACCCGCACTAAAAAGCGGGTTTTTTTACGTCTAAAATTTAAGGGGCTTCAGGCTCTTTTTTTACGTCAAGCATAGTAGCTATGCACAAGGCTAAAAAATCGCTTAAAAGGGGCTTAAATGGTCTTCTAAGGGCATTTCTTGAGTCAATCTGCGAATGGTAACGTCAAGAGCTGACAACTCATCCATTTTTTTGACCCGCCATATCGCCTTAGTGCCATGCCAGCTATTGTGACAGTCCCTGCATAAAGCAATTACGCAATATTGTAGTTTTTGCTCTATGTGATGTGCGTCACTTGGCCCATGTTGATCGCACACTGAGCATGGCAATAGTTTAACCTTCCCTATGTGTAGTCTATGCTTTGCGCTTAGTTTGTTATTCATTGGGTGTTTTTTATTTCATGCCTAGCACTGTATTGCTCGGTTCTAAATACCTCGATGCGGGTTTGTGCAGCCGTCATAAGCCAGCGGTAACGCTCTTCTAGCTCCACTGCTTCCCTGATTCCCTCGAGTATTTCGATGTAGTCAGCATGAGCATAGGCATAGGTTTCCTGTTTTCCAAGTACTTCAGTCCCTGCCTGGCTCATGAGCTGAGCCTTGCGTGATTTCCTGAATTCCTCTAAGTACATCCTAGTGGCCTTGGCCTTGGAATAGAGAGGGGCAGTGTCAATCAGGAATTGCACCGCTTTATGTGGGTTATCGCTCATGTTCTTTCCCTGATTGCATCCATGTGAACATAGCCAGTTGAAGCATCCAAAATTTCGATTATTTCATTGCGTTCATGCTCTGCTACCAGTTTAGCAAAGCGCACAAGCCCATCTTCATCAAACTTCAAACCGCTTACAGTGTGTTCTATTGCCAATTTAACAATGTCTTCTTTGGTCATACGTCCTCGGTCTTGTAGTTGAGTTTGTGATGTTGAAAACGCATTGCCGCTTCGCACTCCATCTCTTTGAATTGTTCGTCAGAGAATATCCCTATGACATTGCGACCCTCAAACCACACTTCTTTGATGGATTCGTTATAGGTTGAATCTTCGTCTGATTCATACTCATAAACGATAGTAACAATTACGCTACCCGCACCTACTGTTGTGTCAAATTCCCAAGTTTTTTCCATGATTCACTCCTGTTAAAAATTAAATCTTACCTATTTGCTTGCGTAATACCATAGGGATTTACCCTAATCTAGGCACTCCTTAACGCAAATATTAACGCCTGGCAGACTTGAATAAACCTTGGTTACATGGATGTTTATGATCTGCGAATCGTCATGGTAGACAACCCCGTTCATGCCATCTTCGACGCTCTTTAGGATATTACTTGCGTCAGGCTTCTTTGTTGGCTTCTCTGAGCCGTTATCAATGGCTTCTAGACGCTTTTTAGTGCATGACTTAGGGATTGGTACTCTGATGTACAAATAAAGGCTCACAGGGGTTTCTAGTGGCTCTGAGCTACCCATTGCTTCGATTGCAGCATCTTTGATTAAAGTTTCATAGGTTCTTGTCTTCTCAGGGGTGTAAGTTTGGACAAAGTTTCCCCTTTTGACGTATCTAGCTCTTTGTTTTCCAACAGGGTTAGCGTCTACTTTGAAAGTTACCATGAAAGTCATAAAAGTGTCCCATCTCTCATTCTGTTGATGTATTCTCGAATTCGATCTCTTGCACCAGTTCCATAGATTCGCTCGGCTCGTTCCAATCTGGCTCTAATGAGGTCACGATTTTTTCCCCACTCCCAATTCCGATAAAGCTCTCTTGCTTCGGCTTGCTCTAGGATTACTCTATCGCCCGCATTGGATATGTTTTTTCTGCTGTAACTCATAACAAAATAAGAAAATCACTTGGGTCATATCTGTAGACATTAATTACACGCTTACTTGTTTGCTTCCATGTATTTTTGTGTGAAATGCCAAATCTTTGTGCAATGCAAATCCAACCCATTGCTTTCCAGAAAATGTTTGATTCAAGGTCATCCGCACATCCCGCACTAAAGGCCATAGTGCCCTGTGTCTTGCCATAGTCAACCACAGTATCCAAGAGTAATCTGCCTCGCAATAATTTTCTTGCATCTGTCTGTAAACAAATTTGAGCAATCTTTCCTTTTTTGCTAATAGCGTTTGGTATGCCAAAACTTGCTAAACAAAAACCTACTAAATCACCATTACATTCAATTACAAATAATTTGTCATTGCAAACATTACTCCATCTGTCACCAAGTTTTATTCCAGTGACAGCAGCTTCGTATGCCATTTTTGGGATAAAACCTAAACTTATACTTTCCTTTTTTGACAAAGAAATGATGTAAGGCATATCTTCCAATTTGGCAAACCTGACTTCACCTAGATCATTACTCATCTAAGTCGCCAGTTAGGATTAACGCTTCAGTAATGAGGCGTAAAGGGATCGGAACACCCTCTTTTACTCTGTCTAGCAGTCTCATAGCTTCAAAATAGTTCATACAAATAGAAGTTGTTGGGTTTTTACAGTTGTTCCAGAGTCATATCTTTCTGAGTCACCTTTTGGATATGGCATAACTTCGTATTTCAATTTAGAACGTAAAACTTTTTTATCCGTTTTTGAACCATGAAAGATAATATATCTATGTTTTCTTGAACGCTCTGTGTAATAAAAATCATCACCATGAAGTTCTTTTATTCCTTCTAGAGTCATGCCATCACTTATGGTTTTTGAATGTTTGTGTTCTTGTCCTTTAATTGTCCAATCAAATCTATTTGCTGAAAGTCCTGTGTAAAGGAAATTGGTGGCTTGATAAACATAGCCAACATGACCCTTACTGGTATCAGCATAAGAAACAACAATCATTGGTTTTGGCAATAACTTGATTGAGTTCGCAACAAGGAAAGATGCTTCATTTTTGTGGTTGTCCAACAAACAAACTCGATTTAGCTCTAAAACTTTGTCTGAGTATTCTTTGCCACAGATTCCCATGCAAAGTGATGGTGATGCGGGAATGCCATAAGTCACTACGCCAACAAGAATGTCATCCTTGTAAAGCCCAAACGCAAACATGATTTGTGGCATCCGCTTGGCATAGTGTTTTTCAAGCAACCAAGGCTCTACCTCAAATGAGTTAATTGGCAAGACTTTCACTTGCGTAACTCCGCTAATCTTGCTCGGATGTGTTCAGGCATAGGCGCTGCTTTTTTGTTGTCAGCATCAATCTTGGCAAGGGCAGGATCAATTTGCACCTCAATTTTGATCCCGAATGATTCAGGAATCTCAGCCCCATCCCATCGTTGTTGGTTCAGATAGACCAAAGGTGCGGGAATGAAAGCACCATCGTCTTTTCGCCAGGCATCGGTTGTTTTCATCCACTCTATGTGTTTGATGATTTGATCTGCACAAGTCTCGCAATAGTACTTTTTCCACTTTGCCAAACAAGCAGATTTGCCGCCTTTTCTGAACGACTTAGGCCATACTGCCCAGAATCTCTCAAAGTTTTCCATTATTCAGCTTCCTTTACACCTGTTAATTGTTCAAAAATCCACTCTTCGTCTTCGTCTTCTTCATCTAACTCAACAATCTCATACCGCTTGCAAGCATTACAAGTCCAAGCCTCTCTGTTTTTTGTCAGGTTGTGTTGTCTTACTATGCCTCCACACTTACATATCCTCATAAGTTCCTCTTTGGTGAATGTTTGAGCAAAGCAAAGCCTTACCGAGTCAAAACCCAGTTTTCGCTCTGCTTGTGGATAACTTCCTCTTCGGAGCC